TTTGATAATGAACTATTGGCTATGCCCAATAATGCTGATTATAAGATTCTTGGAGCTGCTATAGGAGATGAAATTTACCATGGTGATGTGCTCAAGAGATTCCTCAAGAGTGCTGATCAGATGTATTTAAATGAAGTTGGCGAACTCCAGAAGAAGGGCCACTTAAAATGGATGCATTCAATGGAGAAAATTTCCATCGAAGCTGTCACAGCCGAAAATTTAAAAGAGATTGATGAGGAGATAAGTAGTGCCCCTGATGGCCCTATTAAGGAGGCACTTAATTCTCTTAAGAGAAGAGTGGTTTCAACACAAGCTGTAAATACTGCAGCAGGCTTAACTATTCAAGCTACTGACATGGTCTATGGAACAGCAACTTGCGTTTCAGAAACTATTAAGTCTTACGGCGATAAAGCTGGAGAATTTGGTGTTGAGTTTTGTTCAGGAGTTAGGGAGCAATTGAAACCTGCCTCTAATTTGTTAATTCATGCTTATGAGAAGTTTAAGCGTGGTTTAATAATTGCTGGGCAATATTTGCAGACTGCTTTCGACAAATTTGTAAAGTTCTGTTCTCTAACACCAATGAAATATTTCTTAATGGCTACATCAATTGCAGCTGTTATATCTTTTGGTGCTTTCAAATTGTACAGAAAGATGAGCGGTATAGCCAATAAGGTTTTGGCAAATACTGCTGATTTAGAAGATTATGATGATAGGATGCTTAAAAAGAAGGCAGAAAAGAAGGCTTTTGAAGATATGGCTGAGGATTATGATCGATGGTACCACACAAAAGGTCCATCCGGCCATACAAGATATGAGCTATGGGACCTCCAACAAGAGTTGAGTGGCTCAGAAATGGGCTCTATGCTGGGACGTAATGCTAAAGCACACGACTTCTATGAGATGGATATTGATAATGCTTATAGAGGTCAGATGAAATTTAGATCTAGACCATATGCTAATGCTCAACAGGAGAACTTCAAAAATAAAGTTATAGCTAATGGTGTTGAAATACCTACACTTGGGAATCAAAATATCAGGTGTGACACCATGCCTAACTTTATTGGTGATAATATGTTAAGCAATCAAGTTTATTTGGTCATCGACACAAATACTAAATTTGCTCAGCGTGGCTTTATGATTAATGATCACATGTTAATGACCACGTTTCATTTTTGGCTTAAAGGGGATGGAAAGCTGCGCACTGATATTGAGTGGCCAGTTTACCTTAATATATATTTCCATGATAGGCCACAACCTGAAACCGTAATGATCCAGAAACCACAGATATGTGGCCAAGCTGATATTGATACATGCTTTATTCACCTTGATAGACACATAATTGGTGTTAAGGATGTTGCCAAGTATTTTCCCAGGAGCTCAGATCTGTTAGAGCATAATACAGCAAATATACTAGGCATTAGGTATGTTAAAGGTAAGATGCATTTCCTTATT